CCCGAGCAGGACATCGGTGAGGCGCAAGAGGCGTTCCTTGCATTCGCGCAAGCCTTCAACGCCAAAGCCAAGCCGCAATGACTGTCGCGCTATGAAACGCGAACCCACGCACCTATCCTGACCACATGGCGACAGTAGGCAATCTATTCGTCAACATCGGTGCCTCGACGCAAGGTCTGGAGAAGGGCACGCAGAAGGCGCGATCACTGGTGAAGTCGCTGAAGAGCGACATCAGCGGTTCGCTGTCCAACATCCCCGGCCTCGGCGGCATCCTCGGCCCGATCGAAAAGGTCTTCCAAGCCATACAGGGTGTTGCAGGCAAGTCGAAGACCGCAACGGCCAGCGCAAAGGATGCGGTAGCCGCAATCGAGAGGGAGGCAGCCAAAGGCGTCGAGCGCGTTGCCTCATTGCAGACAAAACTGACTGCAGCCACAGCCCAAGCGACGAAGGCACAAGGCGATCTCAATGCAGGCGCGAAGTACAGCAAGATGCTGTTTCAACAGCGCGACATTGAAGGCACGCTTTCACGAATCAAAGATCGGGTCGCAGCAGCGACAGCCGAATACAAGAAGGCGCAAGAGCAGGTAGTGAAGTCGGCCAGCAGCGTCGCCGTCGATGGCGCGAATCAACGCCAATACGCTGCACTTGAAAGGCTGACTGCTTTGGCTCGCGAGCGCGTCCGAGTCGAGAAAGAGTTGAGTGCGGTCGCGGCAAAGACTGGCCGAACCAAGTCTGTGCTTGAGAGTCGCGGAGTCACGATTGGGCGTGATGGTGGTGTTGATCGCGCTGCATTGCAGAAGGCGGCTGACACCAGCCAAGGCGTGGTCAGTGGGCTGCAGACCAAACTTGGTGAAGCCAAAGGCGTGGTCGCTGGACTGCAAAGCAAACTTGATGGCGCGAAGTCCGCAGTCAAGGAAGTCGGTCGACTCGCAATCACTAGCGGCGCAGGAGTCGCGTTCCTAGCAGGAGGCATGGTCGCAGCCACGGCAAGTGCGATTGGATTGACCATCGCGATGGCGAAGCAAGCGAGCGAACTGAATGATCAAGCGATCGCGCTCGGCATCAGTTCGTCTGCGCTGACTGGTCTGCGCGACTCGATGGCCATGATCGGCGTGCCAGCAGGTACCGCAGAGAGCGCGATGCAGAAACTGCAGATCGAGTTGGAGAACGCACTTGAAGGCAGCGAGGATGCTGCCGCCAAGTTCAAGCGGCTCGGCATTGACATCAACTCACTGCAAGGCAAGGACGCAGCACAGGGACTTGAGGTCGTGCTGGGCAAGGTGCGTCAGTTGGGTACTCAAGGAGCCAAGGTCAAGTCGCTGCGCGACCTGTTCGGTCGTGGCGGCATTGGTATGGCCGCGGCCGTCAATGCCACTGCAACTGAACTAGCAGAGGCCAACACGATTGCCGCGTCTTTGAAGTTGCCCGACAGCATGATCTCTGGACTGGATCAGACATCAGATCGAGTCGATGCGATGTACCGCGCCTTCGACAACCTGAAGATGATGTTCGCGAGCGCGTTCGGGCCAGCGGTGCAGGGCATGGCTGACTCGTTGCGCGAGATGATGAGCACCGACTTCAATGGGATGCTCGGCGGGATGCAAGCAATCGCCGTAGCAGTGGCTTTCATCTATGACATCATCGCACTCATCTTGAATGCACTGCGAGTTGTGTGGAACATCATCCAAGCCCTCGGTGGTGTGATTGTCACGATCTTGGTTGGAGCGTTCACAGCAGTTCTCGGTGTTATGCAAGCAATCGTCTACGCGATGGAGTGGCTGATTGGTGCTGGGCATGACATCAGCGGACAGATTGGAAAGATTGTCTCCGGCTCGGTGGACACACTCAAGGAGGCGGCGAAGGGTGCAGGTGGAGATGTGATGGAGGCATTGGGCGCAGGCATCGATGCCTTCATGCCAGATGCGACGATTGCCGTGGCCGAGGGAATAGCAAAGGGGTACACGAATGCAAAGGCAACGGTCGACAGCAACCCGATCATCCCGAAGGTTGAGAACAAGGAAGCGACCAAGCGTCTTGAAGACCTCGGCAAGATGATGGACGACCTGCGCCTTGAGGCATCGCAGTTGGGCATGACCGACGACCAGAAGAAGTTGGGCGAGATGCAGCGACTCGGTGCGAGCCCCGCGCAACTCGCAGAGGCGCAGGCACTGCAAGAGAAGATCGCGCTCTTCAACGAGCAGCAGAAGATCGCGGAGGATGTGAAGGGCATCATGGACGACCTGCAGCAGCAGGCAGACACCGCGCTGATGACCGAGAAGGAGAAGTTGGTCTACAAGTTGAAGCAGGCGGGTGCAGATCAGAAGGCGATCAACGATGCGCTGTTGCTGAACGCGGCCATCGAGGAGCGCACGCAACTCGCGGAAGGTCAGAAGGCGTGGGGCGACTTCATGAAGGGCTTGGACAAGTCGCTGCTCGATGCGACGACCAGTCGCGAGCAGCAGATCAGGCGACTGGCAGAGGCTGCTGGTCTGCTTGGCAAAGACCTTGACGATGCGGTGACGAAGGCGATGGAGATGGAGAGCGCGATCGCAGCAGCCGAGAAGGCCAAGAAGGATCAAGAGGACATCGCAAGCACCTTGTCGAACCTGCAGGACGAAGTGCGCAAGTCACAGATCGGCGATGTGGCATTCGAGCGAGAGAAGTTGGCCGAGAAGGGCGCGACCGACGCGCAGTTGCAGCAGTTCGATCAGTTGCAGGCGCAACTCGCACTGACGAACGCAAAGCCCGACGAGGCGCAGTCGATGGTGCAGTCATTCGACACGGCCTTCGGGCAGTTCAAGTTCGCTGGCGATCAAGGCGATCAGATGCTGTCGGAGTCCGTTGCGCAGACCGACCTGCTGACTCGCATCGCGACCGCGACCGAATCGGCGGCCGTTGCACGCCAAGGCGCAGCAGGAGCCACAAGCGCGATGGCGACGGACGGTAGCATGCAGCCCGTCATGGTCGAAGCGAACCGCTACCTCGCGCAGATCGCACAGAACACCGCAGCCTTCGCAGGAGTGCTGAACTGATGGCGTACTACTTGACCAACGAGAGTTACAAGTATTCGGAGATTGATCCGTCTGGCTCGATGACCTTCATCGTGACTGGCGAGTCATCCGCAGAGGATGCGGCCGCTGCACCGGGATATACACCGGGCAGCACAGGAACCATCAAGACCGATCCGTTCTCTGGCATCAACATGATCTGCCAGTCCGTAAGCGTGCAGGCGATCCAAGACAGCGTGGGTGCATACACCGTCACGGTCGAGTGGGGAGCCCAGCAGAGTTTGTTCACCTTTGTCAATGTGCAGAGTGATGTCGGCGGCACATTTGTCGATGTGTGGCGCAACGCAACTGTGCCAGCGGGTGGAACGCCAAGCGGCAGCGACATCGCTGGAACAAAGTTGGACAGCGCAGGCGAACCTGTCTCGCAGTTCATCTGGCAGACAACGGTGCAGATCATTCGCAGGTACGACGCAACTACACCTGTGCCGTGGTCGAACATCTGGTCGAACCTTGGCAAGCGGAACAGCACAACGCTTGAGGGCGCAGCAGTCGGTCAGTTGCTCTTCAAGGGAGTCAAGGTCAGCAACATAGGCAAGTGCGCTTGGGAGGTGCAGTTCGACTTTGTTGGCGATCAGTTCTACCACCTGCGCCAAGTGCCGACGCGCGAGTCTGATGGGCGCGTGCAGTTGGACGCGAATCAGGCACGCGAAGTCAAGTGGTTTCAGCCGTTCCTCGATACGGCCAACTTCTACACCATGCTCGGCTCGTACACCGTCTGCGCTGACTGACCATGCCAATCAAGCCAGAGATCACCAAGGGCATCGGCGCACTCAACCCGGATGCGTGGCGACAGATCGTTGCCGCGGCGCAGTTCGTGAGCGAGTTCGGCCAGCAGTTGAAGGTCATCGCAGCAAACGGAGCCAGCGGCGGCGCAGGTGGCATCTTCCTCGCGAAGATCGACAGCGCATCGGCGTTGCAGGGATCGGGCACTGGTGAATACCTATGGAAGTATTCGTGGACGAAGGTCGTGTTGCAGGGCAGCCAATCAACTGTCACAACGGCCACGCCGGGACAAGGCACGCTGAGTGGGTCGCTGACCAACGGTTCGACCGCAAGCCCATCGACATGGGCGATCAACATGCACGAGATCGGCAACACATCTGCGCTGCGCAACGGCTATGCGCATGCGAGCGACAGCATCAGCGGCAGTGAAGGCTACCGCATCGTGCGAGTGCCGAATACAACCGTCGTCCCAATGACCACGCTGCGCCTTGACACGGGCCGCATGCAGTACGCATTCTGGTATCCCAACCCGGTCGGCGGCTCATGTGCTGCTGGCTTCACGGGATTCGTCAACGCGATCGACGGCGGCGCATACGGAGTCTGACACATGGCCGACATCATCCAACTCAAGCGAAGTGCAGCATCGGGCTTGTACCCAACGAGCGGCGAGGTCACGGACGGTGAACTCGCACTCAACACATTCGATGGCCTGCTGTTCGCCTATCGCGATTCGATTGGTGATGTGGCTGCGGTCAATGGTCGACAGGTCACCAATGTCAGCACAGATGTGACGCTCACGCCAGACCTGCACGATGCGTGTCTCGTGTTCACGACCAACGGATCGCGCAGCGTCTACCTGCCTACGGACGCTGCGCAGCCGATTCGCATCGGCAGCACAGTGCAGATCATGCGAGGCGTCGG